TACTTAATGCGGGTCTATAAAGCCAAGTGTTCTGGCCAAGCTTCTCAGCTTCATTTATATCAATCAAATCTTTTATTCGAAGCAGCCGTAACTTTACAACACTCCCCGATTTTGGTAACGTAATATCACAAGGTTCTGTATAACCATCAGGAATCTCAATTAGTTCAAGTTTTGAAAGATCAACATTATATTCAGACTTTTGCCAACAGTTTCCGCACTCATGTTCTATTGGAATATCCTTTGAGTAGGAGTGAATTGTCTCCCATAAAACTAAAAAGAATCTATCACCAAGGGTTAGCTTAAGAGGATCGATTCCTTTTAGAACTCTGTTTAAAACTAAGTTATATTTCTTATCAAAATTATCAGAACCTATTTCAGCGATCAATTTTTCATCCTCGCCTTTTAAGGATCTAATCTTAATTTGGGTGGGGTCTACTCCGGGGTAAACTAAACACTTCGAAGGTAATTTAATATCAAAATATGTATACTCTGTCATCTCTTTTCTCCTCTTTTCTTTTTGTTAGGAAAAAGTACCACACTAAAAATCGTGTTACCTTAACAAACTTGTTAATATATTTCCCTGGCCAAGAATTTTACCGTAGAAATCATGAGTCATGTTACTCTTTGAAACATATCTACCCAAAACCTTACCTGTAAATTCCGTAAGTTCCTGATCACCGTTATCCCTATAAACAATATATGCGATTATCTTGCCAGAAAAATTTTTAATCGGCTCTCTGCGTGTTTGCGCCTCCTTTATACTTTCAGTATCCTTTTTAATGTATGAAATAAATTTTTCTATATCACTCATTGATTATCCTAAAGAAAGTTGTATTCGATCTTATCCACAGTAAAACCAATTAGAATTTTCGTCACTGAGTTTTCGTTGTAATCTAACTGTTGGTACACTGGAAATCTAGTGGGAAAAACACCAATCAATTTATATCTACCAAAAGCTATTCCTGAAGA